TCGGTCCAGATGACGCGGCGCCGAAGCGGGAACAGCCGCGCCTCGTCTTCGCCGGCCGGCTTCATAATCATCTTGCCCTGCATGTCGCGCACGCCGGCGGGAATCATCTGACCGATTGCCGGGACCGTGTACGCCCAGCTCGTGCCCGGATCACCCATTGGGACCGGCTTCCCAGTGTTGTTCACGCTCGTGTCCATGATGTAGGTCGTGTAGACGTCCACCACCGGCACTCCGCGGCCAAACGCCTTCATGGGTGTGTCGAGATTGCCGAGCACCCCGTTGGACTGACCGGATGCCTTTTTGAGGCGGTTCCACGCGCGCGAGATCCAGCCGGGAACCGAACGCGAAGGCTCAATATTCGGCGCCAACGCGGGGTAGTTCGCCACCACGAGATGCAGTGGGATCTCCTCGCAGGTAGTTACGGCGTAGGCCTTTTGAAGGTCGAAGTCCTCGGTAATCATGACCGGCAGTACGTCGGTCGGACCCTTCACTTTGCAGGCGATCTCACCGTCGTTGTAGCCGTAGAAGTTCTGGTCCCACCAGACCTCCAAGTACGACGTGCCGAGGCCACACGCGTACTGGCACGCCTGGCGGTACTTGCGGTCCTGCTTGGTGACGATCCACCACAGGTTCTTCATCTTGTTCAGGCGGTCGACGGAGACGGCTGCCTGTCGCTTCTTTGTCACAGCCTGGCCCGCTGGCTTCAAGTTCGACACCGTGGCGACGAGGTCGCGGAAGTTGCGCTTTATGCGGTTGACGCTGACCGTCGAGTAGCCGGTGAGCTTCTGCGGTGCCGAGTCGCCCGACAGAATCTCGTACGCCTTCGGCAGTTCTTGGTAGGCAGGCTGCGCCTCGATGAAGGCGCGGCCCATGTCGCGCAGCTCTTTCAAGCGGGAGAGCGTGGCCTCCTGGATGCCGGACTTGTTCGCGATGACGTCCAGGTAGCTCGGAATCTCGTAGAGGTCGCGGTCGGTGGGCATCTATTTTCGTCCTCTCCCTAAACCATCCAGCCCGCGATACGGCTCGCGGTTCGACGCGTCGAACTCCAGCGCCTGTAGGTAGAACGCCCCCCTGTACACGGGCCGCTCCTTCTGGTTGTTGCGCTCCATCGCGTACCGCGCGAAGTCGCGCTGCGCCGCGCTCATGTGCTGCATCTTGTCACGCAGTTCGCTACGCCGCGCCGACTCGTCAATCTCGCGCATCATCTGCTTGCCGACTTGCGTGCGCTCCCACTTCTCGCGCTCCTCGCGGTCAATCTCCTTCACAATGCGCCGCTTGTCCGCCGTGGCCTGCACCTCGACACGCTCGTACTCGCCGGGCATCTTCGCGTCGCGGTGCGCCGGCAGCGTGTACGTTCCGTCCGGCCGCTTCCAGAATACCGTCGTCTCCGGCGCCCAGTCGTCGGCGTAGTTCACAGACTCTAGTTGCGTGTCACATTTAACACAGCAGAGACGCTTGCCTTTTCGGAAAAGAAACTTTCCCTCATGGCCGCAAGACTGACAGATATATAGAACCTTGTCGCCCATTAATTCACCACCCCGTCGTATTTTCCTTGAATGTGGTCTGGTTCCGACAATTCTCGTAGATCGGCGGCGTGATGCACAACTATCGGCGGGAACGATGACTCATCCAGCACTGGTCCACACTGGCAGGCCCTAGATTCGCAGTGGTCAATAATGTCCCCAACCGGCAAAACATGAGAATCGCTGCCAGCTACCTGAATAAGCTCCCATCCCTTGTCGCTCATAGTTCCATCTCCGTTTCCGCGCCAGCGCCAGGGTGCACGCTCGCGAACTGACTCCCGAAAAACTGTGCCAGCTTCGCCGCGCCGCGCGACTCTTCCACGCGCACAATGCGGTTGTCGTCGGCCGCGCCGAGATGCGTGTCGCGGTAGAGCATCGGCCCACCCTCGTTGCGCTTCTGCCGCTGGTAGGCGAGCGACTGCGCCTTGCCCGTCACCTCCAAGATGTGCAGCGACAGGTAGATGATGCCCAGCGCCATAAAGCGGTCGTCCTTTTGGCCGGACTCCGCGCGCAGCGCCTGCACGTTCTCGTCGCGGTGCAGCGCCTGCATCTCGCGCACGAACTCGGGGCTGTTGATTTCGATCTCACCGTCGCGCAGTGCCTTCACAAGCAAGTCGATAAGCATCGGCCGCGACCAGCGGTTCGTCACGAAGCCGATCCTCGACCCGGTGCGTTCCAGCTTGCGGCGATCATACCGTACCCACTCGTGGAAGTTCGCCCAGCCGAACTTACGCAGTTCGAGCTGTGTCAGCTCGCCGTTGAGGCCGGTTTCAATTGCGATCTTCGGCTGCCGCGCGCGCCCACCCTGGTAGAACAGCCCGACGCAGTGCAGGATCGGCGCCAGATCAAGCGCGTTCACGTAGTTGCTCGCGAACTCCAGGATCTGGCCGTCCGGTCGCTCCAGGTCGCCCATACGCAAACCTTCGATGACGGTGTTGTCCATGCCGACACCATCGGCGGTGTCGACGCCGAAGCCGTACGTGCGCCCTTCCTCGGGCCACTCGTAGATAAGAATGCGGTTGTCGACGCTCGACGTCTGGTAGCCCTCCCAGCGCACCGGCACAAGCTGGTATGGCCCGACCTCGATGATGCGGCGGTTCGGGTCTCGGTCGCGCTCGTCCGGCTGCAAACGGCCGGGGAAGATGTTCGCCGGCGCGCGCAGTCCGAACACGCCGACCGGCTCCTGGCAACTTGAGTTGTAGCTTGAGATCGTGTCGACGTCGAACACGGCCTCGCCCGAAGCCATGAACGCCTCGAGGTCGTCCGCAGCGAACTCGTGTAGGAACTTGGCGAGCTCCTTCTTGGCCCGGTGGTCTTCGCGCGTGTTCTCCCAGTACCACATCTGCTCGCGCGGCATCTGCCAGTTTTCGGGGTAGTGCTTGCGGAGCTGATCGTTCGATAGGACGTACTTGCGCGCGCGCTCGGCGTGCGCCACGGTTACGCCCATTGGGCGCCAATCAATCGGTACGGGGCAGCGCTTCAGCCACGTCTGTGTCGGGTAGTAGTCGTCGCGCACAAACCACGGAAGAAACACGGTGCACCAGCGCGCGCGGCCGTTGCGCTTCCAGTAGTTGCGCTTGCACTGCTCCCAGGTCTTGAACAGCCAGCCGAACGGGCCCTCGCCCGTGCTCTCGCCGATACCAAGAATGTCGGGGCTCTCATGGATGGCGGGCAGCAAGCCGGCGTCGATCAAGTCCTCGGCGTTGATGTAGCTCGCCAACTCGCTCAGGTGAAAAACGCTCGGCGTGTTGCCGCGGCCGATGTCGAACTTCTGCGCGCCGTGCTGGATGATAAGACGCGAGTTCTGGTTGCCGAACACCACGCGCGTGCCGGTCCGGTTCGCCGTGCGCTCCGGCCGCAACCACCACGGCAGCAGGTCGTAGATCGCGTAGTACTTCTCGATCATCTCCGCCGAGCGCTCTTTGTCGGAGCTGCCCGTGATCGCCACCACGTTCGGGTAGAAAAACGTGCGGTGCGCGACGACGATCTGTGAGTCGGTAGTGATGCCCACTTGGCGGGCCTTCAGGAACAGCAGGATAATCGCCCAGCCAAGGTCTTCCAGGATTCCTCGGATGTCGTTTGCGATGATCTGGCCCTTGTTTAGGACGTAGTGCACCATCTCCTGGCCGGAGAGGATCTTCGAGTACCGCGTCGCGAAGTAGAGGTAGTCGACCATGCAGAGCTTGCGCTCGTTCTCAATCCACTTCGCCTCTTCTTTGTCGAAGAGCATCTTGGGCGCGCCAGCCGTGCCGGGCAGTACGCCGTACTCGTCGTAATAGCGACGCATGCGAACGTCGAAGTGGTCGACCGCTTCGTCGCACGCCGCGACGGAGTGGTAGATCGGCTCGAAGCCAAGCTCCTGCTCGGCAATTCTGAGCCCCGCGTCGATGCTCTTGCGCGAGTACACCTACTGCGGATTGTACACGCAAAGCGTTGCAATGAAAACACCAGTGTCCTAGAAGTCTTTCGTCTTGAGCTTCGTGATAAGACGCTTCCCGCGCTTGTCAAACAAGGTCTCCAGGGGGCGCCCAACAAGCCCCTCGGCGTCTTTATTGGGGTTGATTGAGCATTTTGACTTGAATCCCTTGCGAACGAATTCGGTAGCTTCTTCCAGTGTCATCTCACCGAAAGATGCGACAACATCTAGACCAAGTTTCGCTGCGACGTCGCAGACGCTCTCGTAATTTAGCCACCACTGGCCGGCCACGAGGACGTCAAATACGATGAGCTTCTTGGTTGGGGAATAATCGCCCCCGCCTTTCTGGATCCCCGCCCCGTATCCTTCGCCGTAGACAACAGCGTTTCCATCCGGAAACACCTCGGCCATACGTTCTGCTGTGACGTTTTCCCGTAGCCAGTTGACGAGATCTGCCGGAATCTGGGCGTTGTCGGTCTTGCCGCCAAACGACAATTGGCCATCCTTCCAGATACAGCGAATATTGGTCCCATCGACCTTCTCCGTCCAGTGCCACGTCTTCAGTAGGGAGTAGGTCCGGTTCCGGATTTTCCCCGCCTGCACCTTAAACTTTTCGTCGCGCTCGTAAAGAGTCTCAATTTTTCCGTATTCCATTAATCTAT